CAGATGTATGCGATTAAATCATCGCCTTCTGCACCAAGTACACGGTTTGAAATGATGCCATATTCGGCAGACAATTCGGATAGGATTTCTTGTTGAAAAAAGTCAAAAAACAAATAGATCTTTTCGTCGTATTTGCGATTGCCTTTGTATTCAAAGTCTCCATCTCCATGACTTTCAAAATGCTGTCTAATAAATTGTCGACGCCAGCTTTTGGAATCAAAAACGAAAAACACTGAAGTAATATTATCCTTAAACGGGGCAAGGATGCTTCCCAAGTAATTCAGAGAAAAACTTCGAAAGGAATCCTTGCTTGCCTGTTTAAGAATGTACTTGTCATCGTCGGTTAAATCATTCACATAGTACTTTTCTCCAACTCTTTTGTCTGAGAGAAGAATGTTTTTAACAATGCTTGTTGCAACGTTAAGGAATGCGTTACCATCAATGACTAAGTTCATGATTACTTTTTACGTGATCTGGTCGTTTTCTTTTCAGGTTGAGCCTCTTCCGCTTGAACTGGCGCGGCTTCTCCCTCTGTTGTTTGAGCTGCGCTTGGGTCTACAGTCAACTTACGAATTGCTTTTGCAATAAGTTCAGCTTCATCTAGATTATAAGCGCCTCTACCCTGTGCATGATTAGCTGCCGCAATTAGAGTAACTACTGCATGTTCGCCAGTCATCGTCTTTAGAAAGATGTCATAATCTTCTCTATTTTGATAACTGATCGCCGACAGCAGAGTTACCTTAGGTAAATCTTGTTGCGGTTGCTCAGCTTGAGTCTGTGCTTGATTTTCCATCTATGTATATGGTTTTTTTAATTGTTATAGGTCGCTAAATAGCTCGTCGTCCAGATCAATTGAAGATGCTTTTGGTGCTGGCGCAGCTGGAGAGGCTGGCGCTGAAGACAAGCCAAAATCATCATCGTCCAAGTCAATTGAAGTCGATTTAGCTGGAGCTGGACTAAATTCCAAGTCTTCTCCCAATGGAGCTTGAGACATTTTGGATTTAGCGGGTCCACTATTTGTAAATAGAGACTTCATTTTTTCATCCTTTAAGCCACCGACTAGTGTATCGATGATTTGCTTGTAAGGTACGATTGCCTTGATGTACTCTGCTACTTTTTCATATTCGTAATCAGTCCATTCTTTGTAGTGGTACTGCTCGATATTTGGAGAGTTTTGCTTGAGGTACTCGGAAATAAATTGACGAACTTTTGGGTCATCATTTACACTAACTTCTCTACCATTTGGCGATTTAACAATTAGCGGACTAACTTCATTCATGAACTTAGATGCACTAAAGTCTCTCCAAGCCTTGGTCTTACGCTTAACTACCAGTACAAAGTCTTTACCTTCAGTCAAAGAGAATGGATTAACTTTGCTGACGATACCGAGTTCTGCTTCTGGACTGATTTCTTGTTGAATTAAGTTATCGATCGTGTAGCCGTAAGAATAAACTTTGATTGAGCCTTCAAGCTGTGGCATCTGTGGATCACGCTTAACGTACACTAACGAATAGTAGTTGTAGTAGCGATTGAAATACTTTTGGATTTCCTTTACTACATCTGGCTCTTCGTTTGCGAGCTTACGTAATTCTAGGTCTAATGACCAGAGAATTGAAGATTTGCCGATAGTTGATGGACAATCAACGACAATTCTTTCGTTAGTTAATGGATTTACCAGTTTAGCTGCGTACTTTTTGTACTTACTCTTTGCTGGATCTCCAACCCATGGCACAAATCTGATAACTGATTTGTACACACCGTTTTGGCCTTGATCTGGGCCAGGGTTATAAACGTTTTCGTCAACTTTTCTAGCTTGACTTGCTGCTTTTCCAGAAAAATCATCTGGGTTTAGATTGAATAGATCTTCCATTGTTCTTAAAGATTTAATTTATAGAATTGTACTAAGATAGTGCTGATTAGTTTTCATAAAAAAAGGGCGAGTTAATCAAAACTCGCCCGATTGTGAACTTATGAAAGGCTTATTTAGCAGCAGTTACACGAGCTTCTTGGATATGCTTACGACCCTCTTGGCTAAGAGTTTTGATGTCTTGTAGCACTTTACGAGCTCTAGTTCCAGCTGACTTGTTTCCCTTTTCATAGAATTTGGTAGTCTCTTCTTCCAAAGAAGCTAGAGCCGCCTTCATGTTTGATAACCATTCAGGAGTCATACTTTATAGATTTTTCTTATATTATATCTAAGTCCTGAATAAAGTTTTACCCGGTGTGCCGGATTAGCATTTAGTCTTGGTTTTTACGGACAGATGCGGCTAGGCCTTCAAGCTTTTTCAGAGCAAGGCCCTGTTTGCTCCAATACCAACGAGTTACTAGAGTAGTAATCGCCCATCTAATTATGCCGTTAATTGTAGTTTCGCCGTTAGTTGACTCAGCTAAGTCCTCTTGGTCAAAATACCATTTCTTTGAATCACTATACTTAAATCCAAAGATTGATTTATTTTCAGCTGAATACTCTGCAAAAATTTGAATTTCGTAATCGTCTGGTACTTCCTGTAGACCCATCGTTATTAGTCTTTCAGTATCTTCGGGAATTCCTCTAAATACAATATCAATATAGAGTTCAGAATCTAAGGTGTGATCAAAACCTAAATCGTCTAGCTTTTCCGAATACTGTGAGTCGGTATATTCTAATTCAATGCCATCAACGTAAGGTTGAATTGTCTGCAAAACACCCAAATCGAAGAATTGATTGTGCCAATCAATAATGTCAGTCGACAAGGCTTTTAGCCAGTCTGGTGCACTATTTTCGTTAATTGATTGTGGTTGGTGACCTAAATATGCAATGACATCACCGGCAATACCATTAGCCGCTTCTGCTCTATCTAAATAGGCATTTAGCCAAGCTATTTCCGAATTTTCAAGAACTATGCCAGTTTTCCAATATTTTCGAGTTTCCTGAATCACGGCAGATTTGCCTAAAACAACTAGCTTTTTCTGTTCAGGTTTATTATGATATTGGTATTCTGAATAGCGGTTAATCTTTATCATCTGCTTTATCCGAAGTTGGTTTTAAGAAAGTGACATTAAGATCTGAAGTATATGGTGTACCATCTTCGTCGTATTCTACTTCAACTTCAGCTAACTCTTTGTATTTAAGAGTTTTATCTCTAAGTCCCTGTTTTAATTTAAAGAAGTGATCTTTAGTTAATTCGCTTTTGCCAGAAAGACCATCCTTTATGTCTTGAGCATGTGCAGTTAAACCAACTTCATTAATCCAAGCGTCAAGGTCTTCCGGTTTAATTTCGTAGTGTTTGTATTTTTTAATACCGCCACCTGTTGGATATTCTGCTGCCCATTCCTTATCGGCAGTAATGAATAGTATTTTATAAGAGCCGCCATTCTTTGCTGGGGCTGGTGCTGGTTCGCCGCCCATTGCTGGATCCATCGGAATCTCCGGAACAGGCAATTCTTCTTCGAAAACTGCTGAAAATTCAGTAAATTTTAAAATTTTCATCCTGATATACTTTTTGTAAGGTTATTTATTCGAATGGCTGTGCTGCATAAAAAAAGGGGCAGATTTGCCCCTTTACCTTTAATTGTTTTGGATAATTAAGATCCACATGCAATGCAATCTTCTGGATTATCAAGCGAACATGAGATGTTGTCTAAGTTCTCTTCATAAATTTCAGTTAATTTAACTGGCTCTGGGGCCTTTAATTTTGAAATATCTACTCCTAGTGACTGAATTGCGTCGTTAGCAGATTCAGTACGTAGGTAGTACATACCAGTCTTAAGACCTGATCTCCATGAATGGAAATGAGCTGACGTTAACTTTGCAGTGTTTACGTCTTTGATGAATAGATTTAGAGATTGAGATTGGCAGATAAACTTACCACGAGCCGCAGACATATCGATAATATCTTTTTGCTTGATTTCCCAAACCGTTTTATAGACGTCTCTGATCTCTTGTGGAATTTCTTGAATTCCTTGAACTGAACCGTTTGCTTTAATGATCTGCATTCTCATTTGATCTGACCATAAGTCTAGCGCAATTAAGTCTTTAATTAAGTGCTTATTAACTAGTACAAATTCGCCAGATAAAGTTCGACGAGTGTAGATATTTGAAGTAAATGGCTCAAATGCTTCGTTGTTGCCCATGATCTGTGCAGTTGAAGCAGTCGGCATTGGTGCGAGCAATAATGAATTACGAGCGCCATGTTTCATAACTGCTTTGCGCAACTTTGCCCAATCCCAACGACC